AGCGAACTTGTCGAATGCTCGCTGGTCAGCGTTCCCGCCAATCCGAACGCTTTGCAGATCACAAAGTCGCTCGGCCTTTCGTCGTCCGCCGCCTCGCTGTTCCTTGGCAAGCCTGCCTTAGAGGATCAGCGTCAGGTCCGGTCGACATCCCCCGGCAAGCCAGCCCGCACCCACCTCCGTACTGGAGGAACGACCGTGAAAACCACTCTCGCCAAGCAGATTGAAACCGCCGAGGCGGAACGCAACACTCTGCAAGACCAGCTTCTCGACATCACGAACAATGAGGACCGCTCGGCCGAGGAGGAGGTCTTGCTTGGCAATCTGCCAACCGAGATCGAAGCCATCGCGACGCGCATCAATAACCTCAAGGCGGCTGAACGCGCTCTGGCGCTTCGCACCGTCAGCGACACCGGCACCGACGACGAAACCCGCACCCGCTCTGGCGAAATCATCGCGCCAAATCCGAAGCGCCCCTTTGCCGTCCCGGCGAAGAAGATGACGCCGAAGGATTTGATCATTCGCGGCGCGGCGATCCAGTTCCTCGCCCACATCAACAAGGTGTCGGCGCTGGAGCAGACCAAGCGCATGTATGGCGACGACGAGTCCACCAATTGGCTCATCCGCGCCGTCACCAATCCGGCCATGACCACCGTGCCGGGCTGGGCAATGGAATTGGTGCAGACCGGCATCGCCGAATTCCTCGACACGCTGCCGATCGATTCCGTCTATGGGCCTCTGTCCAATCGCGGCATCCGCTTCACCTTCGGACGCAACGGCGCCATCAAGGTTCCCGCCCGCGCAGCGACCCCCAATCTTGCCGGGTCGTTCGTCGGTGAGGGCCAGCCGATCCCGGTCCGCCGTCTCGGCCTGACCTCGATCACGCTGGGTCCGAAAAAGCTCGGTGTTATCAGTACCTTCACTCGTGAATTGGCCAATCACTCGACGCCATCCATCGAGACGGTGATCCGTCAGGCGATGGCCGAGGACACCGCCGTCGCCATCGATACCGTGCTGCTGGACGATCAGGCGGCGACCACCATCCGCCCGGCTGGACTGCGCTTCGGCGTAGCCGAGACGCCTCCGTCAGCCCTGACCAATCCGGCGCAGGCATTCGTCGCCGACATGAAGGCGCTGATATCGGCGATCACCGGAGCGCGCGGCGGGCGCGATATCGTGATCCTGCTCAATCCTGTGCAGGGGATCGGCATCAACTTTGCGCAGAATGCGGACGGCGAATTCCTGTTTGGATCGACCGGCGATGCGGGGAGCCGTCTTGGCGTCTCGTTCATCCAGTCGCCCAACGTGCCTGTCGGCATGGTCATCGCTGTCGACGCCGCCGACTTCGCATCCGCGACCGGCGATGTCCCAGAGTATGACGTCAGCGATCAGGCCACGATCCACGAGGAAGATACCGCCCCGCTGCCGCTGACGACCGGACCGCAGGGAACCGCTGTCGCGGCTACCCCGACCCGTTCGCTGTGGCAGACCGCCTCGATTGGTGTGCGCATGCTGCTCGATACCAACTGGGCAATGCGCCGCACCGGAATGGTCCAGTGGATGGATACCGTCCTCTGGTAGTTTCGTCACGGCGGGCGCGCTTTCCTCCCTGTAGCGCGCCCGTCTTTTTTCTCGGAGGAAGGGATGGACGAGCAGCAAGGATTGTCTGGCGTCGATCTCGACATCCTCGTCCCTGACCCGAATGCCATCAAGGCCGTGCTCGTCAACGAGCCGATTGCAGCTTGGCCCGGCGCCGCAGACAGCATCGTGCTTTCGGCCACGTCGAGGACCGACGGCTCGATTGTCCAGCAAGGCTGCAACAACGGCGAACCCGACATCATATGGGAGAGGGTCCTGCCTATCGATGGCGATTGGTCTGAATGGGAACAGATCGCGCCGCTTCCGCTCGACCCTGAAACCACGATCCTCACCACGGAGACACAGCCATGAACGACCAGCCAGAAACCAAGCGCATTGAAGCGGTATTCGGCCCGCTCGCCGGATCGCTGATGGACATCCCGACCGCCGACGCCGACGCCGCCATCGCGGACGGCTGGGCGCGCGATCCATACGCACCGCCGCCGTCAGCCGACGAGCCGGTCAAGGAATTCGACGCGGCAGCGCACGACCAGGTGCTCGCCGCGGCGGAAGCTGCCGCCCGCAAGATCAGGGGCGAAGATACGGAGGACGACATGAAGGCCAAGAAAGGCTCGGCCAAGAAAACAGGTGAAGCGAAATCCAGTGATGCCAACGCCGACACGCAAGCGGCGGTCGGCAAGGTGCGCTCCGAACAGATGGAAGCGCAACCAGATGACGGCGGCTACGAAACGCGCCAGACGCGCAAGCCTAAGAAATAGTCGCCATGGGGGCCGTCCGCTCCGCGATCAGCCGGATGCTGACGCCATTGCTGCGCGCGGTTGTCGCCGATGAGGGGCAACCGCGTCCCGGCCCGTACCAGCTTGTCACCGATCCGGTCGGCTGGCTCCCGGACGAATGGGGCCGCTACGCCAATTTCTGGCAGATGGGCTACGACCCGATTACGGGCGGCTCGTCTGCGGTCCAGCAAGCCTGCATCAATGCCTATGCGCAGACGATGGCCATGTGTCCGGGCGATCACTGGCGGCTGGAGGACGATGGCGGGCGCGAGCGCGTCACGACATCGGCGCTGTCGCGCATCCTGCGCCGCCCGAACGATTATCAGTCCCGATCAGACTTCGTGCTGAATTTAGGCCGCGACCTCTATGGCGATGGCAATACCTACGCGCTCGCCGTGCGCAATGACCGCAACGAGGTCGCCGCTTTCCATCCTTTCGATCCGAAGCGCTCCAAGCCGGTCGTCGCCGAGGACGGCTCGATCTTTTACCAGCTTACCGGCAACAATGTCGTCGAGCGCGGCATGGGGCTGAATGCCTCGACATGGCTGTCGACGCAAAGCGGCATGATCGTTCCCGCCCGCGATGTCATGCATATCAAGCTGGACCATCAGCCGGGCGAGCCTTTGCTTGGCATCCCGCCGTCACGCCATGCCGAGGCGGCGCTGAATGCGGCGGGCCTGATCGGGTCGCAGCTGCTTTCCTTCTTCGGCAATATGTCGCGCCCGTCCGGCGTGCTGTCGACCGACCTCAATCTGACCGCCGCCCAAGTCACCGAATTGCGGGGACGCTGGAACGAGCAGGCCAAGGGGATGAATGCGGGCGGTGTCCCGATCCTCACCAATGGCCTGAAATGGTTCCCCATGGGGACCAGCGCCAAGGACAGCGAGCTTGCCAATCTGCTCAAGATGAGCATGGACGAAATCTTCATGGTCTACGGCGTCCCGCCCGCGATCTTGGGATTGACCGACAAGTCGACCTTCACCTCGACCGAGGCGCTGATGCAATTCTGGCTGGCGCGCGGGCTGGGCTTCGCCATCAATCACGTCGAGGTCGGCATCGATCATTTCTTCGGCCTCAAGGGCTGGCCGAACGAGTACGTCGAATTCGACACGCAAGCGCTGCTGCGGGTGCAATTCAAGGACCGCATCGAGGCGCTGGCGCGCGGCACGATCAGCGGCATCTTTTCCCCCGACGAGGCGCGCAATTCCGAGGACTTGCCGAGGACGCCGTATGGCGACGAGCCGCGCGTCCAGCAACAGGTCGTGCCTCTGTCGGCATGGGCCGAACCGCAAGTCGCGCCGACCCCGCGCCCGGCACCCGCGCCGCCCGCGCCCGGCAACGAAAACGAACCGGACGAGGGGGAGGAAGAAGGCACCGAGGAAGAAGCACTGGAATTGCTGGCGCGGGAGATACGCAATGCCGCTTAGCCAACCGATCAAGGCAGTGATCCGCGATGTCGGGCAACGCTTCGCCGCCGAGGCGAAAGCGATGCGGACGCTGGTCAACGACAGGCTGAATGAGGCGATGGCCTCAGTCGATGCAGCAAGAAGCGCCATGAATGAGGCGACCACCGCCATGCAGCGGCGCACCGCCGAACTGCGTGACGGTAAGGATGGCCGCGACGGCAAGGATGGCGAGCGCGGCTTGCC